ATGAGTTCGATTCTGGTGACTGCGCCGGCGCTCGAGCCGCTGTCGCTCGACGAGGCGCGGGGCTTTCTGCGCGTCGAGCATCATGACGACGACGAGACGATTGCGGCGCTGGTCGCGGCTGCCCGCGTGCATGTCGAGGCGCAGACGCGGTGCGCCGTGATCACGCAACGCTGGCGGATCGTTTTGGATTGCTGGCCGGAAACGGGCCGCATCGACGTGCGGCCGGCGCCCTTGCGAGAGCTGATCGCGGCACGCGTTTACGACGTGGACGGCGTTGCGCACGAGATTGACACGCAGGCTTTCGTGCCGGATTTGGCGGCGTCGGCTCTGGCATTCATGCCGGGCGCGCTGGCGGTGCCGGGGCGGATCGCGGCGGGCATCGAACTCGACGTGAGCGTCGGCTACGGCGACGCGGCGATCGACGTGCCCGAACCGCTGCGCCAGGCGATCCGGTTGCTCGTCGCGCACTGGTATGAGAACCGCGGGCTGACGGCTGCAGGAACGACAAGCGATCTGCCGGCGATGGTGACCGCGCTGATCGCGCCTTACCGGATGCTCGCGTTATGACGGCCGCCGACGATCTCGACCGGCGGCTGACGCTTGAAGCGCCAGTTGAAACCGATGACGGCGCGGGCGGCGTGTCTCTTTCCTATGAGAGCGTTGCGACGCTGTGGGCGCTGGTCGTGCCGCTTGGCGTGCGCGCGGATGTAAGCGCCGACAGTCTCGGCGGCGCGTCGCGCTATCGCATCGTCATCCGCAAGCGTGACGACGTGACCACGCGGCACCGCTTCCGCGAGGGCGAAACGATCTACCGCATTCTGGCGCTGAGCGAGAGCGCCGACCGCCGCTTCACCGACATCAGCGTCGAACGGCGCGAGGACTAGACCATGCCGACCGCTGCTTCCGCCGCGCTGCGTGCCGCGATTCACGACGCGCTCGCCGCCGATGCTTCGCTTGTGTCGATTCTGGGCGGGCCGAAAATCTACGATGAGCCGCCGCGCTCAGCCGCGTTCCCCTACGTGACGCTCGGCGAAGCGCGAGTCAGCGACATTTCCGGCGACGCGGAACCGGCGATCGAGCACCAGCTCACGTTGCACGGATGGTCGCGCCAGGGCGGGCACAAGGAAGCACACATGATCGCTGGCGCGCTGCTGCAGGCGCTCGACGATGCGCCGCTGGCGCTTGCCGATCACCACCTGGTGAATTTCCGTTTTTCGGTCGCCGATGTGCGGCGCGAAGCCGACGGCCGCACCTATCACGCACTGGTGCGCTTCCGCGCCGTCACCGAACCAGCCTGACATGAGGACACAAGAATGAGCGCGCAAAAGGGCAAGGACCTGCTGATCAAGATTTTCGACGGCAGCGGCTACACGACCATCGCCGGCCTGCGCACGCGGCGGCTCGCCTTCAACGCCGAGGTCGTCGATATCACGCATGCCGAGAGCGCCAATCGCTGGCGCGAACTGCTCGACGGCGCTGGCGTGAAACGCGCGTCGATTTCCGGGCGCGGGCTGTTCACCGATGCGGCGACCGACGCGAATGTGCGGCAGACTTTCTTCGACGGCACGGTGAAGAATTATCAGGTCGTCATTCCGGATTTCGGCACGGTCGCCGGCGCGTTCCAGATCAACAATCTCGAATTCGCCGGCGAACACAATGGCGAAGTGACCTACGATTTGTCGATGGAGTCGGCCGGCGAGCTGACCTTCACGGGCGCGTAAATGGCCAACCGTCACCGCGGCGAGATCGAGGCCGAGATTGGCGGAAAGAAGCGCACGCTGGTGCTCACGCTCGGCGCTCTCGCAGAACTCGAATCCGCCTTCGGCGCGGAGGATCTCGTTGCGCTCACCGAGCGCTTCGGCTCCGGCCGCCTGAAGGCGCGCGATCTCACGCGCATCATCGCCTGCGGCCTGCGCGGGGCGGGCGAGGCGGTGAGCGATGAGGACGTCGCGCAGATGACGGTCGAGGGCGGCGCGCAGGGTTTCGCCAGCATCGCCGCCGACCTAATCACCGCGACGTTCGGACAATGACGCCGTTTCCCTGGAAGCAGGCGATCGGCTTTGCGCTTGGCGTGTTGCGAATTCCGCCGGAGCAATTCTGGCGGATGACGCCACGCGAGCTCGCATTGGCGATTGAAGTGGTGACAGGGGGCGCCGCGCCACTCGACCGCGCGAGCCTTTCCGATTTGATGAAGAGATACCCCGATGGCCGATAGCATCGATCTCAGCAACGCGATTTCCTCGGGCAACGACCTCAACAACGTGCTCGGCAAGATGGCGCTGAGCATTGCGGCGCTGACGGCGGGCGCGGGCGGTTTTGCCGCGGCGATGAGTGGCGCATTCAACCAGGCGACGCTCGGCGGCAAGCAGCTCGATGACGTGATGCGCAATCTTGCGCTGCGCGTTTCGAGCATCGCGGTGAACGCGACGCTGAAGGCCGTCACGACCGGATTGAGCACGAACCTCTCGCAGCTCGCGCAGAGTCTGTTCGGTCGCGGACCGGCGCCGATGGCGATGGGCGGCATCAAGCCGTTTGCCGCGGGCGGCGTGGTCGGCACGCCGACTTACTTTCCGTTGTCGTCTGGCGGGCTCGGGCTCGCGGGCGAAGCAGGCCCGGAAGCGATCGTGCCGCTGTCGCGCGGGCCGGATGGGCGTCTCGGCATTTCCATGAATGGCGGCGCCGGACCTGCAAGCGTGACGGTGCAGATCGCAACGCCGGACGCGGAAAGCTTCCGCCGCTCGGAAGCCTACATCACCGGGCAAATCGCGCGGGCGGTGGCGCGTGGCCAGCGCGGGCTTTGACCGATGACCGCGTTTCACGAAGTTCTGTTCCCGCTCGACATCGCCCTGAAAAGCGCGGGCGGCCCGCAGCGGCGCACCGACGTGGTGACGCTCGGCTCGGGGCGTGAGGAGCGCAACGCGCGCTGGGCGCATTCGCGCCGCCGCTATGATGCGGGTTACGGAGTGAAGACGTTCGACGCGCTGGCGTCGGTGGTGGAATTTTTCGAGGAACGGCGCGGGCGGTTGCACGGTTTCCGCTGGCGCGACCGGCTCGATCATTCGTCCGCAGCGCCCGATGCGGCGGCGGCGTCGACGGTGAATGCCGTGCCCTCGCTGACCTCGACGCCGCCGACAGCGACACGCACGCTTTCCGGGACCGGCTTCATCACTGGCCGACGACAGGTGTCGTAACATTTCTCTCCGGGCACATCCCCGCGGATGGCGCGGCAGTGACGGCAGGATTTCTATTCGACGTGCCGGTCCGCTTCGACACTGACTATCTCGAAGTCGATCTGTCGGCCTTCGCGGCTGGCGCTATTCCGAAAATTCCGCTGATCGAGATCAGGCCCTAATGCGCGCAATTCCACCCGGCCTGCAGGCGAAGCTCGACAGCGGCGTGACGACCTTGTGCCGCTGCTGGCTGATCACGCGGAACGACGGCGTGCGTCAGGGCTTCACCGATCATGACGAAGACATCGTGCTCGGCGACGTGACATGTCGCGCGGGCACCGGGCTGACCGGCTCGGAGGCGATGCAGAAACTTGGAATGGCCGTCGACAGTTCGGAGATTTCCGGCGCGCTCGACGACGACTCGCTGAACGAGAGCGATCTTGCGGCCGGGCGTTACGACGCGGCGGACGTGGAAATCTGGCTTGTGGACTGGAGCGAGCCGAGCTTGCGCGTACTCATGGCAAAAGGCGCGCTCGGCGAAGTGCGGCGCGACGGCGCCGCGTTCACCGCGGAGGTGCGTGGGTTAAGCCAGCGCCTCGCGGAAGAAAGTGGGCGGCTCTACACAACGACCTGTTCGGCCGATCTCGGTGACGGGCGCTGCAATATCGATCTGAGCAATCCGGCGTTCAACGCCGGTGGCACGGTCGCCGCGTTGCTCGGGACGTCGAGTTTCATCGCGACGGGTCTCGATTCATTCGACGATGCCTGGTTCACCGGCGGAAAATTGACTTTCACCAGCGGCGCTAATTCCGGGCTCGCCGTCGAAGTGAAGGGGCACGCTAAGACAGATTCCTCCGTGACGCTCACGCTGTGGCAGGCGATGCCAGAGGCGATTGCGCCGGGCGACGCGTTCACCGTGACCGCCGGATGCGACAAGCGCTTTGCGACGTGTCACGACAAGTTCGACAACGTTATCAATTTCCGCGGGTTTCCGCACATTCCCGGCAACGATTTCGTCATCCGCTATCCGGTGCAGGGCGAGCCGGGCAATGACGGCTCGAGCCTGCAGACTGATGATGCCGCCGACACGCGAAGGGATCGTCGCGGAAGCGCGCGGCTGGATCGGCACGCCTTACCGGCACCAGGCCTCGCTCAAGGGCGTCGGCTGCGATTGCCTCGGACTCGTGCGCGGCGTGTGGCGTGCGGTCGCCGGCGCGGAGCCGGAGCGCGCGCCGCCTTATGCGCCCGACTGGGCGGAGGCGAGCGGCGAGGAAACCTTGGCTCAGGCAGCGGCGCGGCATCTCATCGCGGTGCCGCTCGACAGTTTCGCGCCGGGCGATGTGCTGCTGTTCCGCTGGCGGGCGAATTTGCCGGCGAAGCACGCGGCAATCGTTACCGCGTCGGACATGATGGTGCATGCGCATGA